AATTACCACCACAAAATAGCAAGTTCATTGCTGTATTTTGAGGGAATACTACAAATTCAGTTATCATAGCCGACTTCTTAGCTGGCCATAAATGGAATATTCCATGTCTTATTTTATCCTCTATATCTTCTATTGTATAGGAATCTTGATGTTTGATAGCTTTTGCTATATATGGCTTACAGCGTTCCCATTGAACTTCCCATTCTTCGGGTTCTTTTTTAATGGGTGTGACTTTATTAATCGCCTTTTCCATACTCAACGATACTCATGTGTATATCTAAATTACCAGCATGATTGCCTTGTACTTTAATAATTTCACCTTGATGAATAATAATAGGTCTTTCTAATAGCTCTGTAGTGCTGTTAGCACTAATAACTTTGCCACTAAATAAATTAAAAGTATCTGTATCATGCGTATTAGTTACATCTATTTGGGTTTGTTGACCTTGATGCTCACATACTAAAAATGATTGAATAATAGAAAAAGTAAAATCATCACCAGAAGGTGCTGTATAAACAGAGTAATCAGTATTAGCCAAAGCAATATTAATATGAACATTCTCCGCTCTTTGTATGTACTGTCTTTGTGAGGATAAATCCATTATCTTTTACCTCTTTGTCTAACATCCAAGCGTATATTACCTACTTGGAAATCTTGATTCGTGCTGCCTGTGACTGTCATTTGTACTTGTCTTGCAGTAAATCTTGCATCGGTGTAGCCATCATTTTCAAAAGTAAATGATCCAAAGTCCGTAACTGGGCCTAATGGAGTAAATCGACCTTTGAAACTGAGGGTAACGCCAGGTAAAGAGTTAGCTTCTTCATCTGGTAATATTTGATTGCATTGCACATAGTTATCACCATTGCCTATTTGTATAGGCCCTGTCTCACAAAATGGTACTTGTGAGTTTAAATTAGGTGAATTATTTAATGTGGTTGATTCGTGTTCATAAACAAAGCCTAAACTGTCACCAGCAATAGGGTAAGTAAATGCTCCTTGGTCAATCCAAAAGCCTCTGTCCATAGAACCAATAGACCAAACATTAGAGTTGTAATTCCATATAACATATTTGTTAGAAGTGTATTGTGAGTCACCGCTTGGGAATCCCCACCATATCTCATTAAAGTTAGAGTTGTGTCCACCCCAACACGCGCCCCTGCCCGGCACATTAATACTATCAAAGACATAATCATGCACTTCGCAAGGTAATTCTCTTACATTACCATCGTAAATATAAAAAGCATTTTCACCCATCCATGCAAGAAAGTTACCTGTAGATACAACTGTTCTTGGACTGATTGATTTACAGTTAGTTCCTGCATCGGCTATACCATAAACAAAAGGTGATCCAGCATAAAACATTCTGTTAATACCAGTATCACTAAAAATAATCACATCAGATCTATATTTAACACCAAACAAAGCTCTTCCGCCTGTAGGTATTTGCAAGTCTCCTGCTGTGTTTGTGGCCTTCGATGTCCAGTTGTTACGATCTTCCCTGTTTGACCAAGCAACCTTCCTAGGGTCATCTGACGAGCCTATAGCCACTAAATGTCTTTCATTGGTGACTAAGGTTGATAAGTTGCCTGTGGGTGCATTGGTTACAACTGTTGCGATGGTATCAGGTGAGCCACCTGAAGAGTCTGGTTGCCATTTATAGATCTTTCCATCTTTAGAAAAAGTAAAGACTAGATCTTCACCCCAGTTGTCAAAAGAAAAATAACCAGCTTGTAGAACTAAGCCTGATTGACTCCTGGCATCACCATAGTCTTCTTCGCCATAATGATATGCACCAAAGCCTAATGGATCATCACTTGCATCATTAACAAAGCCTACTGGTGTGATGTCTGTCCAAGTATTGTCATACAAGACATAAACTTTTTCTCTTGTACCAACCCCTAAAACATTGTTACCAGCATTATCTTTATAACCATATAAACCTATGATAGCTCCGTCTAATGCTGTTGCTTTGAGTTTTTCCCACCCGCCAATAGGTTTTAGATATCCGTTTTCAAAACGCACCAAATCACCATCGACCCAACGCCCTTTATTGGCGTAGTCTGTGCCATTGGTTACGATTCCTGCGGGGGGTGTTATTGGAAATAGTGCCATAGCCTTATTGTATAAGACCTCACCTTATTAGTCATTAACTAGATGGTGGTGTTGGCCATTCTCCCAATGGTCTGACTGGCGGTTCAGCATCGTTGTAAACATACAAAGCTGCTAACTCATCCACTGTGGTACAAGCATTGATCTTGCTTTGCATATCTGCTGCTGTGCTTCTGACATCAGTTCTAAAAGTAGACCAATCAGCAGGAATAGCTGTGCCAGCTTCCTGTTCTCTAACCACATACCAATCATTAGGCTGTAATAAACCATAGGCTTGATTGATAATCACTTGATCGTGATTCCATTTAAGACCATGAGTAACCTCACCAGTATCAGGATCAGTTGTATCGTCTAACTGTTTAGGTGTAGCTGTACCATAAGATGCAGTTACCACATCGTTAGAGAAATCAAAAGATTGATCGGTGTTGATGTAATAAGAAGGATTTTTAAAGTTGTCGTTATCTACAACCACTTCATAAATGCCTATTGCTTCAAGTTCTTCACTTGACCAAAGCATAAAGATATTTTGTGGATAAGATACATCCCCAATGGTTATTGCTTTAGGTCTGGTATAAACCTTGCTTACTTGATTGTTTTCTACTAATGCCCACATATTAATTCCTATTATATATTATCTTGCTGTTGTTGGTATACCTGTTGATGTTACGAATGGATTTTCTGCAAATGCGTAATACACATATTTTGTACCTGATTGATTTGTTCCATTGTTAGCGCCTGTGTTTTTTATTTTAAAGCCATTACTTAATATATCTACTGTCATAATTCCATTAGATGTTTCTGCATCTGCTTCTGCTGCATTTAAAGTATCATCCGCTCCATTAAAAGGATTTCGTTTTGTATCCCATAAATAGTGTGCACCTGTAGCAGCAGTTGATTTAATCATCACAAAAGCAGGTTTAAATCCTAGATACACGAAAGGTCCGTTGTTTGCAACTCCATTACCGACATAACTACCAAACTTGCTGTAGCCTTGTTTTTGTGCAAAGACGTAGGCTACATATGTACTACCTGAACCCCCAATAGTTGAATCACCAGCAATTCTCATTACATTACTATTTGCAGGCGAAGAACCCCAAAAATTATTATATGTTGATGTTGCTGCTGCACTTTGTAAAATTAAATAATTGCTTGTGCCACCTAAGATGCTAGAGTCATTAAAACCCACCGCCCAAGAACCTGTACCACTTCTTCTTTTTACAATCCACATATCAGGTGCAACACCTAATCCATGTCCTAATGTTTCACCACCACCTGTTCCTGTGTAAGTAATAATATTAAAACCAGCAGTACTATTAGATTGCACTGTAGTATTTATAGAGCCATCTGTGTTTGTGCTAGTCGTACCACCATTGGCTTTCCATTGCCAAGCTACATAGGTATATCCATCTCCACCAACATTAATTAAATTTGTTTGTGGGTTTACTGTAAACCCATCTGTGTTGAAAGCACTAACAACACCATATCCATCACCAGTATCTTCAGCGATAGTCAAATTAGTAATAAGTCTGTTATTAACTCCTCTTGAAGAATCAAAAACTACATTGTTTGTACCTCCATTACTTCTGCTTTTAACCCAAACCCAGTCAGGTTTTAAATTGCTATTACCATCATTGGTTATGGATTGTGTAGAACCTGTACCTGTATAAGTAGCTACTTGAAAATATGCAGATGGGTCGTCTATATTTGTATAAGCCATTTATCCGTACTCCGCTAAGTTTTTAGTGCATAAGGCATAGTAGCCTGTAGGGGGTGCATATTCAAAAGTTCCGTAGCCATTAGCATCACTTGCTGCACTTGCGATTGATGAAGGCGTATAGCCACCAAAATTAACTGCTCCGCTTGCGCTAGTAGCGTAAAGTCCGTAACCCATCATATGTGGCTCACTTGGTTTTATTAAATTAATCGCACCAGTTCCAGTTGCTCCACTTGTAGGGTCTCCAGAGTTTTGCCAAACATTTGATTTTGCAAAATAAACTTTTCCGTTATCCATATCTAATGCTATACCCATTGTTTGAGTGCCACCCCAAGTTGCACCATAAGATGCATTACTATCATTTTGATAAAGATTTCCCGTAGCAGAATAATAAGAAAGACCACCATCTCCTGAAACCTTACCTGCATAATTATTATTTTGACCACCCGCTGAAATAAACCCTATGTCAGCAGGAAAAACACTTGCCATTGAATAACCTTGGTTATTTATATTTTGAAATTCCATGTACCACTTACCACTTGTTACAGCTATTGTTGCTGATAAAGTTTCCCAACCAGTTGCTCCTTTAGCAAGAATTGTTGAACCATCTGATAAAGTTGTAGAGGCGGCTGAGAAATACGCAAGAGGATTGCCTATAGCAAAATTATTAGTAGGTGTGTCAGTTGCTTGGTCTGCGGATGTGATGTTG